GGTGATGTGATGGGTGTGATGGTCAAATTCAACGACAGATATTTTGACGAGCTGCTGAATTCGGCTGGCGTCAAGGCCATGACCCGTCGTGCCGCCGAAAAGACGCTCGAATATGCGAAAGCGCATGCTCCGGTGGGCGAAACGGGCGCGTATCGCGACGGCCTCCAAATCGAAGAGGTCAAGCATGCGCACCGAACAACATGCATGGTGGTCGGCACCGACCCGAAGACCCTGCTCGTGGAGTCGAAGACGGGCAACCTCCGCAAGGCGTTGAAGGCAGGCAAGTCATGACGGCAGTCCTGCCACCAGACATTGAATTGTGGATCTGCTCTTTTCTGCGAGCCCGGCTTAAGCCGTCTTTCCCGACGATCATCGTTTCGAATCGCGAACCGGACGATTACGACGGCTCACGTCCGCTCGTGGTCGTGCGTGATGATGGCGGCTCGCAGTCGAATCGCGTGCTCTTCGACCGGAGCGTCGGCGTGACCGTGCGCTACGGGGCTCGTGCCGCTCCGAAACCATGCCGTGACTTGGCGTCCACAATCTACGGTTTGCTCACCGACCCCGATATTTGCTCGCTTGACGGTTCCCCGATCGCGGCAATCGAAGAGGACGGGTGCAATGGTCCGTATTTCGTGGCCGAGGACGCGAATATCGCCAGATGCTATCTGGCTCTCGAATTCTCCACTATTGGGGAATTCCAATAATTCAATAATTTTTAATTTTTAAGGCGTTGAAACCAAGTGTTTCAGCGCCTTTTTTGTTGAAAGGACAAAATATGGCAGCTGACTCAGCGGGCAATGACCTTAGCGCCGCGAAGATCGTGGTTACAAGCGCCTACCGTTTCGCACCCTATGACGCGACCAAGAAGCTGACCGCCGATCTCATCGCGCCGACCGTGGCCGACGTGAAGAC